AACTGAAGTTTGAGGGGAGGCCGACATGGGAAAAATAGGGCTGGGGTTTCTCTCAGGACTTATCCTTTCCGCGTGTATATCGGCTACTTTTCCATTCAAATACTATACCCTTGAAGCCAAGTCCTATGAAGGCCGTCTGCTCGGGCCAACTGCCGATCGGGATTTGCTTTTATCCATGTGCTCGCCATCGGAGGCCGACAAAGCTCCCTGTATGGTGCTTTTTACTTCTGAGTTTCTTAGACTTAAAGATGCCTACCTGAAGTGCCAAGTGGACCTTGAGGCGGCGGCTAGGGGGGTTGAATGATCTCGATGAAAGAGCTGAATCCGCATGGGTATCCGACTAATCCTGTCATTGACGCTAATCTAAAGATCCTCCATGAGCGCATGAACGAGCTTAGACAAGCCTGGGGCAATCCTATGGTTATCACCTCTGGACTTCGGTCGGACGAGAAACAGGCCGAGCTGATTGCGCAGGGTAAGTCTAAAGCCACTGCCTCTAAACACCTAGCAGGAGCCGCCTGTGATGTCCTTGACCGAAAAGGGGCTTTGGCAGAATGGTGCTTAAACAACCCGGATATTCTAAAAAGGATCGGTCTTTGGTGTGAACATCCAGACTATACGAAGGGGTGGGTTCATTTTCAAATTATGGCTCCGAGATCCGGAAATAGGTTTTTCATTCCGTAGTTTTTTAGGTACGATAGAATAAACAATAGTCTGAGGCCGATCATAGCCTCCATGGGGTAAGGAGATACGATGGCTACTACACTTTCATACGGGTACATTCAGCCCCAGAACGGGGATAAGGGATCGGTTTGGTTTCCGGCCCTGAACACCAATATCCAGCAGCTAAACGATCACAGCCATGATGGTGTGACCTCTGCAAACATTCCCGGGACATCGGTAACTTCCGGATCTGTGACCATTGCTGCCGCTTCTTGGGTAGCTGATGGAACTGGCCGTTTTCGTCAGGATGTAACTGTTCCTTCCGGCTATAACTTGGATAGCTACTCAATCATTTTCAAGCTCTCGACTGGGGAGATTATTCTTCCGTCGATTACCAGGCTTTCTGCTACCTCGTTTCGTATCTTTGGACCAGATAACACTCTTACCTATACGGCGGTCTTTAAGTAATGCCATTAGCCAATCAGCAACTTGTAATTGGTGATTTCTCCGGGGGGATTACGGACTACACCCTCGACGCTCAACCGAACCAATCGGCAGAGCTGGAGAACTTTGTCATCAATAAGAACAAAAAGCTGATTACTGTCCCTGGAAGTGATATTTTTAATTCTCTTTATCCTCAAGTTCCAGATGGAAGTGTGCGGATCGGAGGGCTGTTCAAGTCCACCGCACCAAATCTCTATGTAAACTCCGGACGCAAAATCTGGTATCCGGGGGTTTCCTCTTGGACAGAGCTTACTGGACCTAGCTCTAACCCCGCATTTCAGATCGGAACTGCATCCTCTTTCATGTCCGCTTCCGAGTGGAATGACCATGTGTACGCCACTAACTCGGAGTATTCAAAGCCGATCAAAATTTACAATAACGGAACTACCTACCAAGTTAGAACTGCGGGTCTTCCAGACCTCGCTACTACTCCGACAGTAGCTACAACTGTTGCTGCAACTGTGACCTTTACTGTCGTGTCTGCTAACGCTACGGCAGGTGCGGTATATCAAGCGACCAACGGATCTCAGTTTACTGTAACTGTAACTATTGCGGCTGGTACTACGCTTACTACAACTTCAACTGGAGCAGTGCCCGTTAGCGGAACGCTTACTCGTATCTCTGGAACTGGGGACGCGACCATTACTTTTACCGCAGTCACTTCTCCTACCAATAATTATCTATACGCGTTTCACTACTTTTATCAGTACACAGTTGGAACTACGCTGTATGAAGACTATGGCCCGGTGACTTATGTTTCGCGCTCGAATGTTCCTGCGGTTACTTCGACTGTTACTGCTTCTGTTAGTGGGATTTCTGTACTGTCTAACGGGGCTACCGATAACTACGAGACAGCCGTGGTTAAGGTCTATATTTATCGTACCATCAATAATGGTCTTACTTTCTACAAGATCGGAGAAGTAACCAACGGGACCACGACATTTGTGGACAATAAGCCCGATGGGGACATTACCTCCCAGCTTTTGCTTTATTCAAATGGCGGAACGCTCGACTATGATCCACCCCCTCTATGCAAGTATGTTCACATCGTAAACGGGGTGGCTTACTACGCTAACATTAAAGAAGGCTCGGAGCTTTTCAAAAACCAAGTTAGACAGTCAATTCAGGGCGATCCCGACTCATGTCCCACCGGGCTTACGATTGATGTTTTGGATGAGATCGTAGGTCTGTCTAGTTACACCGATAACCCGCTTGTTTTCACTAACAAGCGGGTTTATCGGCTGAACGGACAATATGATGAGCTTGGGCAGGGACAGGTGACATTTGAGGACATCACCAAAACAGTCGGCTGCATGAGCCATAACTCCATTGTCCAGACTCGCTATGGCGTGTTTTGGGCAGGAGACGATGGGTTCTATTGGACCGATGGATTTAACTTTAAGAAAGTTTCCGACTCGATCAATGAGCGGTACAAGAAGCTCGTATCAAGCTCTACTCGTAAAGCTCGCATCTATGCGACTTACGATACTACTGAAAACAATATCATCTGGGCTGTTACCTATGGCGACTCTGCCACAGATAACGATGCTTTCTTCACGCTCGATCTCCGCTGGGGGATCAGCGAGTCCTGTACTTTTACCACTAGGGCAAATGGAAACGCGTTTGCGCCTACTGCAATTATTTACTACCAAGGGGACCTGATCCGTGCTGATAGGCGCGGATATGTGTTCAAGCACTCCTCGTCCTATACGACAGATCCCCAAGTAAACACTCTTGTGCCTTACAGTCAGTGGACTCGTAAGACCATTGTTCCCCGCTATGTTTCGACGATCTTTAATTTCGGTATGCCCATGGTTAGGAAATGGGTCCCGAAAATGCTCCTTTCCATGCAGAATGTAACTAATGTATCGGTGCAGATCAGCTCGATCAATGATGATTCAAGCGCAAGTAATGATCTGCTTGAAATCCGATACCGGGGAAATGTGCTTTGGGGCGACCCAGAGCCTATATGGGGTGACGACATCCCATACTGGAGCTACTTCAACTTGATTGAAGAGATGCGCCGATTCCCCGCAAAGACTCTGAGATGCTCGTTCAAGCAGATCGAGATTACTCAAGCCTTCACAAACATTTATAACTCTGATACCTATGGAGCGGGCACAGTAAATTCTAGCGTAAAGCAAGTGACCATCTCTGGAACTTGGCCCACTGATGTTCTGGACTATTTTATCTATTTTGATACCGACGGGTACACCAAGGGATATGCCATCACCGCTCGCAATTCGAATACTACTCTTACTTACCTTGATCCATCTACTGCTCAACCCTCCGGGGCTGGCGTAAAGTGGCTGATTAAAGGCTATCCGAAGGGGGAGATTTTCAATATCCTCTCCTACATTCTGTATTACGCACCGCTTACCGATCAGTCCTTCAAGACCTACCGGACCGAGCAGGACTCCAGTGGGGGTAACGCATGAAGAAGAAGCTCTATGTGTCGGGGATTGAAGACCCGTACATCCAGCAGAACTTCAAAACCTTTGGGGAAATCTTTAACGGATCTCCGTTTCTGAAGGGGGAATGGCGGTTTTTAGAGTTCCAGATCACTCGATCTGGAACCAATGTCCAGCTTGAGCACAAGCTCAATTTTACCCCCACCGATGTTATTGTCACCTCAGTCATAAATGGTACAATCACATTTAAGTACGCTAGTTTTAACAATACCTATTTGGTATTTGACGCTACTGTGACTACGGCTCCGATGACTGTTCGGGCCATCATTGGCAGATATACGGAGGAGACGATCGGTGTATAGTCCAACTTCCGGAGACCTGAAAGCCTACTTGGAGAAGGAGCTTGACCTGGAGGATGAGACATTCATCACTCCGGACGAGATGCTTTCCTACTTTAACGAAGCGGTCGATATGATCGAAGCCGCTATCCACAATATCTACGAAGACTACTTTTTGACTGCGGCTCCGTTTCCGATTGTGGCAGCTACTGCTGGGTATGCCCTGCCTTCCGACATTTACGCGCAGAAGATCCGGAAGATTCTCTATAACGACAACGGGTCGCTCAAATATGAGATCCGGAGGCTTAAACGGCTTGAGGACATCCTCTACATCCAGCCCACCGATCTGTATGCTTATGTGATCCTGAACTCGTCGGCCTCGGGGCTTCAGCTTACCCTGTACCCGACTCCCCAGGACACGAACAGTAACATCACTGTCTGGTATATCCGAAACGCTAAAAGATTTACGCAGGACACTGATGTTTGTGATATTCCTGAGTTTACCAATGTGCTTGTGCAGTTTGTCCGGTGGAAGTGCCTTTCGAAAGAGGGCCATCCGGATGCAGGACAGGCAGGATCAGACCTTGAGCGTATGAAGCAGGAAATGGTGGATACGCTTACGGCTCGGGTTCCGGATGAGGACAATTTTGTTTTGAAAGATACGACTTTTTATAGGGACTTTGACGACTGGAGATTTGGAGGAGGGTTTTTCTAATGGGCGATAATTATGTACCGATCAATTTAGGTCTTCCCGGCGGTAAACCAAAAGAAGCCGCAAAGCCGATGAGCGCAGAGCAAATTGCTTCGCTTCAACAACAGGTAGAGCTTCAAAACCAACAGATCGAGCAAGAGCGGCAGCGTCTTGAGCAGGAAAAACAGCGTCAACAGCAGTTGATGAATGAGGGTCCTAAGCTCACCTATAATCCTCTTGAAACAGGGCCAGATGGTAAAGTTCGTCTTCGTAGCGAGTTTCAGCTCGAAGGGCCAGAGAAGTTTGTAGAAGCAGAGCGCGGTCGTTTAGCACAGGAACAGGCCGGAGCTGCCGACACTCTTCAACAGCAGATTGCACAACAGCAAGCACAGCAACGAGCATCTATGGCTTCTCGCGGTGGGATGAGAGGGGGCAATCAAGCCCTCCTTTCTCGTTTCTCTATGCGGGATGCCCTGATGGGACAGCAGCAACTTGGAAGACAGGCGGCACAGCAACGCGGTGAACTTGAATCTAAAGGGTACACGCTTGGGCAATCTATCAAGGAAAAGAATCTCCAAAACCTCATGGGCGCGGTCAAGGATGTCGAACAATTCAACCTCGAAAAATGGAAGAAGCAGAAAGAGGTGGAGGCATCCAAAGCACAAGCCGATGCCACCCGAGCCGCCGGAGGCGGAGGCGGTAAAAAGTAATGCTCCAGATTTCACAGATCCAGAAATCGCAGTTGGATGGAAAGTTTCTTGAAGACCTACACAAGAGCGTCTTTGATGAGCATATCCCGTCTGATTACTTTCGATATGATGGATGCCTGATTGCGCAGAACGAAAGTGGAAATATCGCCACCTATGCGCTAATTCGGGAGGTTTCTGGAGAAACTATTGAGCTTGCCTGGGGCGGAACAAGTAAAGAGTGTCGGGGAGTGACTAGCAAAATGGCACTCGACCTTTTTACTCAGGAATGTCTCAATTACTACGACAATGTGATGTATCAAACCTGCAATAAAAATATCCCCATGATTAAACTTGGTTTATCATTAGGGTATCTTATTGTGGGAGCTAGAGTAGCCAATGGTGGGGAGCTGTTCCTCATCTTAAACAAAAAGAGGTAAAAAAGATGGACCCGTTTACAGGCGCGCTAATTTTAGGTGGATTGAACGCTGGCATGGGAGCTTTGAAAGCTCAACAGCAAGCCAAACAAAGACAAGCAGAAGCATCTATGAGAGCTGCTGAGATTGAAGCGTCTCCTTGGACTGGTAAAGGTCCTAGCACTCAAGTAGCTACTGCGGCTCCTAGTGCATGGGCTGAGATGGCTGGAGGAGCTGTAAACGCTCTCGGACAGACTGCCGCGCTTCAGAACGCAGGACTTTTCAAAGCAAGTGATGTGGCCGCCCCACAGATTACTCCCCCGCCGGGAGAAGCTGTTTCTATGGTAATGCCTCAGAAAAAAAGCATTTGGGACAGTATGCGTAATCTTTCTAAAACTGGTATTGAAACTCAAGTCGGGTAAGGAGTAACTATGGCACAGCCCCTAGATTTTTCGGCATTACTCAGCGACCCTGCGTTTGCAGAGGAGTTTAAGAAAGGCTATGCCCGTGGGGAAGCTATCGCTCAAACAGTAGCAAACACCCCTACTCAACCCCAAGTTCAGGGAATTGAAATGGCCGCAAGCCCGAAGGATATGCAGAAGCAAATGTATGCTTTGCTTCAAAAGTCCATGGGGCAACAGCAACAGCAAGTTGAACAGCTTAAAGCCGAAGCAGAAAAAGAAAAGCAACGGCAAGAACAGATGGGAGTTTTGGGTAAAATCGATCTTCGCCCGTTTGCACAAGCTCTTCAACAGTATGGATCTACCACTGTGGCGGTTCCTAAAGAAGCCCCAGAAGATCGTACTGAGATTCTTCGTAAGCTCCAAGCCGCTGTTAGCCAAGCCGAGCAGGGGCTCACCAAAGAGCAGGTCGCTTTTCTAAAAACAATGGCTCAAGACAGAGAAACAGCTCAAGCAGTCATGTCTCAGAAGAATCTGGAAAAGCGGATGTTCGATACGGCACAAGAAAAGGTACTTCGTCCTGCGCAAGACTTTCAGAAAACAGCCGGAGCATACAATACTGTACGCTCTGAAATTTCTACCGGACAGCCCACAAGAATCAACCGCGCTCTTTCTCAGTATGCTCGAATCATGGGGCAAACTGGAGTTCTTACCGATCAGGACATTCGGATGCAAATGGGCCCAACTGCGGTTGGAGCGATTGAAAATGCAATCAACTTCTTGAGTGCTAACCCTGAAGGAACCAAACTTCCGGATGCTGTTGTCAAAGATTTGCTCGCTTCTCTTGATGCTGGTCACAACGCTCTTAAACAAGCTACTCGTAGAAAAATTGATACTATTGAAGAATCGTATGCACTAAGCCCCTATGCTGGGTCGCCGTGGATGCCTAACCTTTTCTCCACTGCTAAAAAAGCTCTCGGGCCACAAGAAGCGGGGGCTTCTCCTTCTGGTATTCCTAGCATGGAAGCAATCAAAGCAGAGCGCGAAAGAAGGAAGAAAAAGTAATGGATCTTTCTAAACTGACAGATGCGGAACTAGCAGAACTTGAA